GACCAGATACCGGACTTTATCCGTTTAGCCGAGGAAAGGCTCGCTAGAGACCTTAGAACGCGCAAGATGCTCGTTGTAGCTCGCGCTGATACTACCGCTAGTGATTCGACTGTAGGGCTTCCTACGGACTTCCTAGAGATGCGAGACATGCACCTTAGAACGACTCCGGTTCAGGCGCTAAATTATATGTCTCCCAATGCTTTTTACGCTGGCGCAAGAACTACAGATTCAGGTCGCCCTAAAGACTATACGATCTTAGCGAGTGAGATTCAGTTTGCTCCTGTCCCAGACACGGCTTACAGCATTCAGATGTTGTACTACGCAAAGCCGCAATTCTTGTCTGATGTAAATATAACTAATGTATTTTTGGCTAATTACCCTGATGCGCTGTTATATGCTGCGCTAGGTGAGGCTGAACCGTATCTCATGAATGATGCAAGGTTGCAGACTTGGGCTGCTTTGTATGATCGTGCGATAACTGCAATTAATACTTCTGACCAATCCAGTGAGTACGGTGGTCAGCCTATGTCTATGTCTTATGTGAGGTAAAAAATGGCCGAAATGTCAAACCACCTTGAGAACGCTTTGATTAACGCTGTTCTCCGCAACACAAGCTATACGAGTCCTACAACGACTTATCTGGCGCTATACACGTCTGATCCTACGGACGCTGATACTGGCACTGAGATCACTGGTGGGTCGTATGTACGTCAGGCTATTACTTTTGGCGCTCCGAGTAACGGCACGTCAACTAATAGTGCGGCGGTAGAGTTTCCTCAAGCTACTGCTGATTGGGGCGTGATTACTTATGTCGGTATCCGTGATGCGGTGACTTCAGGGAATCTGCTGTTTCATACGGCTCTGGACGCATCTAAGACGATTAATAACGGTGATGTGTTCAAGATTACTGCTGGCAATCTGAGCGTTCAACTTTCGTAAGGGGTAATTAAATGACAACAATTACTTTACGGAATGTTAAGGGATCAGCCCTTAGCTTTACTGAGGTTGATAACAACTTTAGTAATCTGAACAATGACAAGATTGAAGGCATTACGTCTAGCGTAGACAGTGAACTTGCCTTGTGGAGTAGCACGACAGGCAAGGTTCTAAAGCGAGCTACGGTAACAGGTGTATTGAAGGCAACTTCAGGTGTGGTGGCTGCTGCTACGGCTGGAACGGATTACGCTAAACCTGATACGGCTAGTACATGGAGTGCTAACCAATCGTTTAACAGTGGAAATCTGAGGCTAAATGGTTCTTCTAGCGGTACTGCGACGTTGAATGCTCCTGCTGCGGCGGCTACGAATACTTATACGCTTCCTCCTGATGCTGCGACACTAGGCTATAGAAATGTGCCTCAGTCTGGTTCAGATAAAACGACTTCTTACACTCTTGCGACAACAGATGTTGGTGAATTTGTTGGCGTTGGTACTGGCGGGTCGATCACGATTCCGAACAGCACATTTGCTGCTGGCGATGTAATTAGCATTTTTAATAATACGACGGGTAATATTACGATTACTTGCTCAATTACTACTGCTTATATCGCAGGAACAAATACTGATAAGGACACGATGACTCTTGCTACAAGGGGTATTGCAACGATTCTATTCATTAGCGGTACTGTTTGTGTTGTAACTGGAAACGTAAGCTAAGGAACAGATATGAGTGGAATCATGGCAATGCTGTTAGGTCGTGCATTAGCGACTAGCGGCCTTAGTGTAGTACAGACGTTTACTGCCTCTGGTACATGGACAGCACCGGCTGGTGTCACCAGCGTCGATTATCTTGTTGTTGGCGGTGGCGCTGGCGGTGGCGATTTTGGTGGCGGTGGTGCTGGAGGATTTAGAACTGGCACAGGTTTAAGTGTAACGGCTGGAACTGATTACACAATTACTGTTGGCTCCGGCGGTGGCGCAGGTAGCACTGGTAACAAAGGAACCAATGGGAATGATTCAGTATTTAGCACTATCACATCAACGGGCGGCGGTGGCGGCGGCGCGTTTAGCAACACAAACCAAAATGGATTAAACGGCGGCTCTGGAGGCGGCGCAGGAGCGTCGGCAACTGCGCCTTACCCTAGCGGCACAGCTGGGAGTGGAAACACTCCATCAACAACACCATCTCAAGGAAATAACGGCGGTACTGCGGTTTCTACGGGCGGTACTGGAGCTGGTGGCGGTGGTGGCGCTGGCGCTGTTGGGGGAAATGGTTCTGCAAGCACAGGGGGAAATGGCGGTGCTGGAACTGCGTCAAGTATTACTGGATCGTCCGTCACGTATGCCGGGGGTGGTGGCGGTGGTGGCACAAGTACTGTCGGAACTGGCGGTTCTGGTGGCGGTGGAAGCGGCGCAAGACAAACCCCGGCGACGGCTGCAACCGCTGGCACAGTCAACACTGGCGGCGGTGGTGGTGGTGGCTACACAAATCAACAGCCATCCGCAGCAGGCGGCTCTGGCATCGTCATCCTGAAATACACCGTAGCATCGCAGACTGTCTTTACCTTTAAGTCATCTACTAAGTGGGTTGCTCCGACTGGTGTGACTAGTGTGGATTATTTGGTGGTTGCTGGTGGAGGTGGTGGTGGTGGCAATACCGGAAACGCTTATCAAGGCGGTGGCGGCGGCGCAGGTGGATTCAGAACTGGAACTTCATTAGCGGTTACTGCTGGCACCGAATACACAATTACTGTTGGAGCTGGTGGAGCAGCAACAACAACTGCCGCCGGAAACAACGGAAGCGATTCGGTATTCAGCACCATTACTTCAACGGGTGGCGGTGGCGGCGCAGGCGCTGCTACTCAAAACGGCAAAAACGGCGGTTCTGGAGGCGGTGGAGGCGGTGGAGGAACTGGCGGCACCGGAGGAACTGGCAACACTCCAAATACAACCCCATCGCAAGGAAATAACGGTGGGGCTGGACAATCAGGTACGCCATACGCTGGCGGCGGTGGTGGAGGCGCTGGAGCAGTTGGTCAAGCTGGCGGCAGTGGAAGTAATGGCGGCGCTGGAACGGCCTCATCTATTTCTGGTTCGTCCGTTACATATGCTGGCGGTGGCGGTGGTTATGCCACTCCAAGCGCAGGAGCGGGAGGCGCTGGCGGTGGCGGGAATGGAGCTGTTACAGGGAACGCAAGCAATGGAACGACAAACACCGGTGGTGGCGGCGGCGGGGCGTTAAATACCTACAGCGGCGGCGCAGGCGGTTCTGGCATCGTCATCATCAAGATAAATCAATAAGGATATTCATGCAAAGCAAAGTTTATCGATACTTTGGAATTAACACGGCAATGGAGCTTCTTCGTCCCGGCGCTAAATGGGAAATAAGCAACAATATGTTTACCCGTTGGGAAGATCCAAGACCTTGCCCTAGCATGGATGAAGTGAATTATGTAATGGAGAAGATCAAAGAGTTTGAGGATGCAATTCCTACGATTTGGCTTCCTGAGCAACTAGAAGAAATTACGGCACAGGTTAAAGAGATTGAGGATGCAATGGCATGATTCATAATCTTTTTCCTACTGCTATCGGAATGTTTGACATAGACCGTGAACTTACTGACGAAGAACTATTATTTGCCAGAGGTCAGGAAACTAGACCAAATGAAGGAAACTTAACCAGTGTAAATAACTTTGTTCTAAGAGATATGACTTCTCTTAGAGGATGGATTGAAGATTGTGTAGCAGAATACTTTAAAGCAACAACCGATCCTAAGCATGACGTTCATTTAAGAATTACTCAGAGCTGGTTTAATTATTCTGAGCAAGGTCAATGGCATCATAAACACGCGCATCCGAATAGCTTTGTTTCTGGTGTTTTTTATCTAAATACTAACGCAGACGATAAGATTTATTTCTATCGTTCTGGCTGGCAACAGATTAAGTTCCCACCTAAAGAATGGAATAGCTACAACTCTGAGTCATGGTGGTTTGAGGCGAAGGTAGGGCGATTGATTTTGTTCCCATCATCGCTTGAGCATAATGTTCCTACTGTGCAAGGTGAGGATACAAGGATAAGTATGTCGTTTAACACGTTCCCTGTTGGAGTGGTGGGCGACGAACTAAGTTTGACCGGATTGAAATTGGAGGCTTGAATGGCGCACTTCGCAGAGATTGATGGCAGCAATATTGTTCAGCGGGTTATCGTAGTAGATAACAAGGACTGTTCTGATGCCAATGGCGTAGAGAAAGAATATATCGGCGCTGCATTCTGTGAGCGTTTATTCGGTGGCACTTGGAAGCAGACAAGTTACAACGGT